GTCTGTTGGGCTAATCGGTTTATTGATTTTCACCTAACCCCTAACAGTCCTGCCCCTGATGTGGTCGCATTGTTATTCTCTTGCTGACCACTTAACAGTCCTGCTCCCAATATCGCTGGGACTGTGCTTGCTAATATTTTTGCGCTGTCTTTTTTGGCTGGATCAAACTTTGCATATCGACTGCGTATGTTTTTGGGATTGAGTACGATTATCGAATCCGCATCCTTTCCGCGTGATTCAATAAAATTTGTATACACAATTGAATCATAGCCTTCGGCTTCGATCATCTTTCGAATTTCATCAAGCATTTCTGAAGCCTCTGGAGATTCATACCATCCTTCAGATCCTAAGTCGCCAGACGCATATGACTCATGCAATTTATCGGCTTCGTCTTGCATGTCAAGTAAACGCTCGTGCAACTTTGGGTTTTTTGACATCAATTCAGATGTCCGTAATTCAGTAATCACGCTCGACGGGTCGCGCCACTCTCCAGCATCATCCATCCTTAAAGGGTTCTGCACTGATGTGCGAACAGGTAATACATTGGCGTTCTTACCGAAATTTTGGTTGCGAGTCTTGTATCTACTAACCCCCAGCCGCGTTGCTTCTTTGTCGCTTAGACGCACATTGGCTGCGTCTTGTGTTCCCAGATGCACCCCTAAATCGCTTACCTCAAACTCATCAATATCTGCCACTGTGCCATGATACAGTTCTTCACCAAAACCCATCTCTTTTGCCCGTTGCAGTCGGCTTGCTTCATCCATTGGCAACGAGTCGGGTATTGAACGGGCTTTATCTAATAAACTTGAAGTTTTCCTTCCTTCTGCATATACGCTAGGTCGTAACAGTATTTGTTCGTCACGCGGCACATCTTCAGTTAATAACCCACGCGTTTGTTGCCTTTCTTCTGGGGTCATTTTCCGTCTTCTTTCTACGTTTCGAGCTTCAACTTCTCCACCTAATTTTTGATATCTTTCGAAGTCTTTGCCACTACGGTCTTCTTGTTTAATACTATCTAAACGTTTTAATTCGTTAACTTTACTCTCTGCTCTCACCGCATCCGTATAAGCTCTGCCTGCATCAGACATAAAATATTTTTTATAGCCATACTCTGCCCTACGCAACGCATTTTTTAACTCTTTACGATTTCGTCGATAATAATTTATTTGTTTTAGTAATTCATCATCAGAATAATTGAAAGAACGCCGCACCTCTGAATTATTTATTAAATCAATATGCTTACGATTGGCAATCATTTGCCCTGCTTGTTCAATCCATTGTCGTTTTTTAGGATTACGACTAGGCATTTTGCCTAATTCGCGCGATATCTCATCGCTGTATTTATACCATTCGCCTGTATTAAACAAAAAACGTGGGGCGGATATGTTTTCGTAACCGACTATATCGTTTATTTGATCTAACAAATTTAACCGAACTTTTGCTGCATCACGATTTGTACGGAAGTCATAACTAGCCTGTTTTGTGTTTTTCTCAAAACGGTTGCGTGCTTCTCGCACCTGTGCTTTAGCTGCTTCTATTTCTAGAAACGATGATGCGTCCGGGTTTCCACCGATAGCAAAATCTTCTAATCGTTGCACGCCATGTTGAACTTCATGTAACAAAGAACTTTCTAAAAACTCTTTATCTCGACCGCTTATTTGTATTGTTTTGTTTTTTTGGTCAAAAAACCCTCCTTCTGCACCTTCTGGTAATATCCTTAATTTATACTCTGCAAGTTCAGGATACGCTTGGTACAAGGTAGGATGGTCTAATACTTCGCCCAACGTAGTTTCTATTTCTGGTCGTTGCGGTAACTGACCTCGTTGAGTTAATATCTCCTCATATTGCTCCGCTAATTCCACCCCTTTAGGGTCATTAAACTGCCTGTAACTACCCGGAAATTTTTCATACTGCTTCATTTCTTCGCTTAGTTCTTTCAAACGAGCATTATATTTATCGAGCTTGCTTTGTATTTGTTCTCCCGTCATGTAATCAGGCAACGATACTTTTGCTGTATCATCGCTAATCTCTAACCTGAACAAACCGTCCGCCCCACGTTCTAATCCAGTTTCTTTGAAGATTTGTTCATCGCGGTATTTTGACGGCGTTTCTTCACTCATCATCTGCGCTTTGAGAAATCGCTCTCTGATAGTACGGTCACTATCTGCTAAACCTGACCGCTCACCTGTAAATATCAGCGATTGCATTTCTGGTTTTTGACCTATACTCGCTGTTAATAAGCCCTCGACAACGCTCGGAGCTTCAGCTTGTGCTTTTTTTACCGCATCCGAAATACCCAACAATCCTTCCACACTTTTGTTTAGTGCTATCGCTGCTGCTGGAATTGTTACACTTGGAGCTTTTGCAACCGTAGCCACTGGTAATAAACCAATTGTATCGACTAAAGCAGGATTGATGTTTGATGTATTTGGTAATCGATTAAAAGGCACATTTGGCTCGCCTCGTGCCATTTGCGATGCCATTTGCTCACTTGGTTCCATTAAAAAATCACCAGTAGCGGACAAATATTTATTAAAATCTGGAAACGCTAAATTACGCAACGCTTTAAAGTATTGACCTAAATTTTCACCTACACGCATTGTCAACGTATCTGGCAAAGCACTTGCTACTCCGGGGTTCATTGCTGTACCCATTTGTCCTGCTCTAATAGCATTATTCCTGTTTCTTCTCGCTCTGCGATTCG